ATGTCCCTAGTAAAAAAATTATGGGTACGTACGCGAGACCCCCTTCTTTTTGCGATGTTCCGCTTTCCTCGCCACACATTTTGCCCCCCTCATAACCCCAGAACAATGGAACATTGGAACATTACTTTTATTACAAGCACTTACAGCCACCACCAACGGAACATTACGGAACTTTACCCATACACCACGATAGCTAGGGACTTTACCTCATACACTACGCTATACAACCATAGGTCACGAAAACTTGACATTTGCTAAGTTATATGTTATAGTCATATCAGTTGTCAGGTAATCGACAACGTGACTAGCAACAATCAATCGTAGTGATTCACTACAGAAACGGAGACAACATGGCAAAGCGTACAGTAACCTGTCAAGCTTGCGGCGAGCAGTATGACTATCGTCGTCGGCAACTAGGCTACAATTTCTGCCTAGACTGCGGAGACTTCAAAGCGGCACAAGTCCGTTCGTCATGGTGCATTGCACCTATCGCTCACAAGCAAGGGGCAACCCTTGTCACTAACAAAGCCGATTTACTCGGTCTCAACAAGTATTCAAACTAGGTCAATGGAGGACAACATGAACGCAATGGATACAACAATCGAGAGTAGTGAAACACTACCAAACGAAGCACCAACACTCGCATCATCAGCGATGCTAGTCGAGGTCAACATATCTAACTGGACTGGTCGTAAGAAAGACAAAGCAGCGTCGAAAGATGTGACCACTAGAAACAACGCGAACGATGGTGTCGCGTCTGTCCACAAAGCATTACTCGCAGACAGCAATAACTTGCGAGCGATCCAACAACACGTGACAGCAACTCGTGCCGCGCATGCTCACATGACAATGCCATGGTCGAACTCTGGCTTGCGTCTGTTACCGACAGCGCAGTACTTCAAGTATCAACAGACCATGACCGATATGCAGAACGAGTTCGAGCGATTGATTACTGAGTTCATCAACACCTACAACGATGAGGTGGTCAACGTACAGATGAAGCTTGGCGACTTGTTCTCACGTGAGGACTATCCCACTACAGGAGATCTGGAGCGTAAGTTCGGGTTCAGTATCAACTACATGCCGCTACCAGATGCAGGTGATTTTCGTATCGACATTGGCAACGAAGCACTTGCCGAGGTCAAGCAGCAATACAGCGACTTCTACACCAAGCAGTACAGCACAGCTATGAATGATGTGTGGACACGTCTGCACAAGTCGCTCACCAGTATGTCGGAACGTCTGGACTACACAGACAAAGAAGACAAAAAGATTTTTCGAGACACGTTGGTTACTAACGTCACTGATATGATCGAACTGTTACGTGTGTGTAACGTGACAGGATCTAGTCAAATGACAGCCATGGCTAACAATCTCGAAGAAGCCATGTCGGGTGTAACGCCTGACGCATTGCGCGAGGATGATTACTTTCGCGCCGAAACCAAAGCAGCGGTGGATGATGCGATCAAAGCACTACCATCACTTGATATATAATCGTCTATGGAGGACAACAAATGACTAATCAAGCAAAACAAATGTACGCACTAGATCTAGACCAGTGCATGGAACTAATCAAAGCGGTTGGCAACAGCCGTACCGTATTGCTGCAAGGTGATATGGGTACTGGCAAATCGTCTATGCTTTACGAGATTGCAAAGCAGACAGGCTTCAAGCCGATATACTTTGATTGCACCACGAAAGATCTAGGTGACATGATGATCCCATCGCTACAGTCTATCGAAGAAGATGGATGCGTTCGGATGATACCTAACGAAGAGTTGGGCGTTCATCTCGACGAGCCAGTGATTGTCAACATCGACGAGTTCGGTAAAGCCAATCCATCGGTCAAGAACGGTATGCTGCGTCTCATGTTGGAGCGCAAAATTGGTAGTTATTCACTACACCCAGACAGCATTATCTTTGCGACGACAAACAAAGGTAGCGAGGGAGTTGGTGATCTATTGCCACCACACGCACGGAATCGTTTGACTGTGGTGCAAACACGTAAGACCAATCACATGGACTGGATTGAATGGGGTATCAACAACGGTATTGATGCAACCTTACTTGGTTGGGTCAAAGACAATCCACAGTTGATGGCATCGTTCGAGGACGTGAAAGACCCAGACGAGAACCCATACATCTTTCATCCGCAGCAGCAACGAGCAGCGTTTGTTACACCAAGATCTCTTCACGCGGCATCGGACATTCTCAAACAGCGGGAAGCGTTCGACGATCAGACATTGACCGCTGCGTTGATGGGTACGATTGGTGATCGTGGCGCGATGGATCTTATGTCGTTTGTCAAACTGGCAGATCAGTTGCCTAGTTTGCAGTCGGTCAAAGATGATCCGAAGAATGCCAAAGTCCCTGACAGTGCTGCCGCTATCTGTATGGTTGTGTACAGAACTCTGGCTGCGTTGGAGAAAGACTGGCTCAACGCATGGATGGATTACTTGCCACGTCTCGACACCGAGGCGCAAGCGTTGTTCGCTAATGGTGTTCGCGCACCGAAGTACAGCAAGCAAGCGATGGTCATGCAGAACAAGAAGTTTACAGAGTGGGCGATGAAGAACAGCCACTTGTATTCAGCAGACAAGAAGTGAGGTGAGTGATGAAAAAGTATAGAGTAGGGGTTCACTACCAAGAGGGCGCTGTTCTAACTGTTTTAGCAGACAGTCCCGAACAAGCAAAAGAAAGAGCTGAAGAAATGTTGGATGATACCAAAGCTGATTATCCATTTTCCATGTTCGAGAACAAAATAGTACACCGTGAAACTGCGGTGACTGATATAAAAGAAGAGGAGAACAACTAATGTTTGTAACAAATCTAACAGAGGAGCAGCGGCTTGCAAAAGCCGTTGTTGCTATCATGGGCAGTCCCAAGTATACAGCGTTGGCAGGCGTGTTGATGATCGGTGATCGGACGATAACGGATGATCCAATGATCCCAACCGCTTGCACGAACGGACGTGACGAGAAGTATGACCGTACATTTGTATCGAAGCTAAACGATGCAGAGCTACGCTTTCTTATCCTTCACGAAGTATACCACAAGTTGTTCAAGCATCTGCACATCTGGCGACATCTGTATGATGAAGATCCAGACCTAGCTAACCGAGCAAACGACTATGTTATCAACATCAAACTCGTTGACGACAACGGTGATGGGTTCGCAACCATGACAGGCGAGTTGTCCAATGGGTGTCTCGACGAGAAGTATCGTGGTATGGACAGCGCACAGGTATACAACTTGCTACGTAAACAACCACCCAAAGGTCAAGGTGGTGAAGGTGGTGAAGGCGGCAGCGGTGGTGGTAGTGGTTCACTACCAGAAAACGGACAGCAGCCGTTTGACGATCACGATTGGGATGGTGCGAAAGAACTAACAGCCGACGAGAAGCGTGAACTAGCACGTGACTTGGACGAAGCTATCCGTCAGGGTGCGTTGGTTGCAGGCAAGATGGGCAGCGGTGGTGATCGTGACCTTGAAGAATTGCTACAGCCACAAGTCGATTGGCGCGAGGCATTGCGTGAGTTCATTCAAGATACGTGTGCAGGCAGTGACTACAGTACGTATCGCAAACCAAATCGTCGATACTTGTCGGCAGGCATCTACATGCCAAGCGGTGTGACTGAACAAGTCGGTGAGTTGATACTGGCTATCGACACGTCTGGATCTATCGGCAGTAACGAGTTGTCAGCGTTCTTGTCTGAGGTCAAAGAGATATGTGATACGGTACATCCCGACGGGGTTCGCGTCTTGTATTGGGACACACAGATCTGTCGTGACGAGAAGTATGACGTTGACCAGCTCGATACCCTTGTCAAGTCAACTAAGCCCGAAGGCGGTGGTGGTACGGATGTGACATGCGTCACCGATTACATTCGTGACAACGGCATCAATGCCCAAGCTGCAATCGTGCTAACCGATGGTCACTTGTACGGCGGTTGGGGTCAGTGGACGATGCCTGTGCTCTGGACAATCTTGGACAATGACCGAGCCAAGCCAGACGTGGGTAAAACTGTCAATATCAAGTCGAGGGACATGACATGATGGACTGGCAGGATAAACTAATCTTGGTGTTCACAGCGATACTTGTTGCTGTGTTCACCGCAGGAATACAACTTGGTTGGTGGATGTAAAGGAGAACAACAATGGCACTAACATGGACAAATTTTGCAAGCTTCAAAGATGTAGTGAAACACTACGAAAGTATCAAACCGCTTGTATCTAAACTTCACAAGCGTGAGGACGACATCAGACCTATCGGTGATCGTAACCGTAAATGGGAGCGTATCGTCAAGATAAGCCGAAACTGCTACGCATTGAGCGATGGGTATCACGAAGGTGACGACAAGTTCTTGTCCTATGGGATACATGAGTACGACTACAAGACTAAGACCAGAACCACCCATTGGGACAGGCTTGGTAAGATGGAGTACTATGCACCGATTGTGTGGCGCAAGCACAAGGATGGGACTGAGACAGTTCAGATACGAAACTGTATTGGTGACAACAGTCACTATTCTATGGGTCGCTATGCGTTCTTGGAAAGACACGTCCCAAGAAGCATGCAGTTTATCATGGGTCACAGCGCGATGCAGTATGTAGAAATAGAAGGCAAGAAGCACTATCTAGCTAAATGCAAGACTGTGCCGCGTGGGTACTACAGACAATTTAAAGAGGCTACGTACTTTAAAGAGTGGATGCAGACTACAGATGATAACTCTGCGTTGGTGTTCACTAGGGACGGGAGTGAATTGCCCTATACTGGTTGGATACATGACCCAACAACTGGCAAGTCGTTACCACAAAAGCCAAAGGTAAACAAAGAACTAAAGGCGAAGTACAAAGAAGCTATCGACAAGTTCTTTGAGTGGGGCATGACAATGTCACCTCTGCTACCATTGAGCCATGAGTACAATCAGGACAAGGCGTATGAACTACGTAAACATTTTGGGAGCGTAGATTATGTAAGCGATGAGTTCACACCGACACGTGCACGTGAGATACTGCGTAGCCCTAATCATCCGATGCGTCTTAACTATTGGATTTTGTTTGCAAGCTCGGTGGCAGATCACAACTACTCTCAAGACGCAGGCGGGTGGGAGTATACCTATCCAGTACAACACGTTGAGACAAAGGAGCAATTACAAAGAATAAAAAGTAAATTCAATTCATTCATCAATACAAACGCAGGCTTTAAAACAAAGCCGAAACAGTAGTGAAACACTACGGAAATGGAGAACAATAAATGAAACAACTACGTATAGAACTAATGAGCGAGATACGAAAAGATACTCATGGGTATACTCATCCTGTTGGTCTGATGGATTTTGCACATGAAGTCGAGCAGAAGACTAAGTATCTTACTTACTCAAAAGATCATCTTTCTAAGTGGGTGTATCGTGAGAGCGACAGCTTTCCCATGGGATACATAGCCTACAAGGACATTCGAGAAAATACAGCAAGTGATGATGATCCGAAGTATATCGTCTATTCGCCGAACATACACAACGGCAAGTATTCGTATGGTGATAGAATGCACTCGGCACAGGCAACAACTAGAGGGAAGGCGGTCAAGAACGCCGTGACATATCTACGTGCTTTGACAGTGCCACAAGTTGTTGAGATAACTAAAGATACTTGTAGAAGAAAGGCAGCTACTCAAACTGATGATCTGCGTAACGATGTGAGGAAGAAGGCTGATAGTGTCCTTGAGGACATGTTCAGTACGTACAAGTACGACAAGCCGAATGCGTTGCAAGTCGAACTGAAGCACATGGTTGAGTCGGGGCATGAGTTTCTCAACAAGGAACTAGGTCAGCAGCTAAAAGAAATCTTCACTGGGTTTGACGAGTTCAAAGAGGCGAGGCAAAACAATTCAGATACGTTTCTGTTTATCGAGGCGTATCAGTCATTTGGTCAGAACAAGTTTAGGTGTGCACCTGTTGATCTGCGTGGGTACGGGGACGAAGTGGTGAAACGTGAGTTGCAAACTATACGTGGCGAAGACGACTTGCCCGAAGATATCAAAGGCAAGTTGGCAGTGTTGGGTATGGTGGACGTCGAGCACTATGTTGATGGTGTTGGGTATCGTGCAGCCGAAAACATATTCTACCTACGAGGTGAATTGTGAATGACGGTCTATCACGAAACTATACGATATACCGTGTAAATTTCCCTGATGGTAAAGAAAATGTAGAAATTGTATGTTTTGGTATGGAATGTCTTGACACGTCAGTAACGGGACACTATATGAATATACGAGACACACCGAAGTGGGTGCAAGAAAGGATCGCTGTCTTATCTATGCTAGACATACCATCGTTATCAGTTGATGGGATCGGTCAACGTATAGAAAGACACGTATACTGGTTGTACGCAGATTAGGTAGTGTTTCACTACTATTTGACGGAGGCGAGAAATCGCCTCTGTCGATGCCAGTTCCTACGGAGGGTTTATGACACCAGAGGCAAAAGTAAAAAAGAAAGTGGTCGCCGTGCTTAAACAGCATAAAGCGTATTACTTCTATCCAGTGACAGGTGGCTATGGGCGCAGCGGTGTGCCTGATGTTATCGCGTGTTACAATGGATGCTTCATCGGTATCGAATGCAAAGCAGGAACTAACAAACCTACGCCACTACAACAAAAGAACTTGGACGATATCCAAGCAGCAGGTGGCGTTTCATTAGTTGTCAATGAGGACAACATTTCAATTGTAGAGAAAACTCTACTCAACATGGAGAAGTAACATCATGGCTGTCAAGAAATCAGCAGTTGATAATAATAATATTCAAATTCACGAACTAAAACAGGGCGAGATCAAGCTACGCATGATTGGTCAAACACCGCTTTACTTTAATAGTATGGGATCAAAAGCTATGCGTGATTTGTTAGCAGGGGCGCGTAAGAAAACCGCTGCCGACAAGCAAGCTATTAAACACAATCCCGAAGTTGAATATAAAGAGACTATGTATATAAAGAAGGATGGGGATACGGCTTTGTATTTCCCTGCCGCAGGGGTGAAGGGTGCTATGGCTACCGCAGCATTGGAAACCGAAGGTATCAAGAAAACATCTGTGCAGCGTTTAATTTTTCTTCCACAGTCAAAAATACAAGTATGGGGTAAGCCTTATCTCAAAATGGACATTGTCCGATCTGCCGATATGAACAGGACGCCAGATGTGCGTACCAGAGCGTATCTACCAGAATGGTGTTCGGAGATTACAATCCGTTTTGTGACACCAACTTTGAGTAAACAAGGCATCATATCACTACTTGCAAACGCAGGTCAGATCGTTGGTATAGGTGACTTCCGTCAGGAAAAGGGTCGTGGATCTTTTGGAACGTGGACAGTTGCGAGTGCCGATAACATGGCTGATTGGCAGCAAGAAGCGTGGGACAATATCACCGCACAGTCACGCGAAGTTCAAGAGTTAGCTATCGATTATCCAGAATATGCTGATCTTGAAACTTCTGAGTTGATGGAGTTTATGCAAGAAGAACGCATCAAACGTGCGGCTTAAATTTTGTATGGTAAAGCTACGGAGAGGGGCGGTTCGCCGCCCCAATCACGGGTTACGGCGGTTGAGGCGGGGTGCGTTAAGCTATGGTCAGGTAGGGCGCGGTCGGGTGTGTCGGGTTATGGCGGTTGCGATTAGGTTGGATGAGGCACGGCGAGTTGTGTTATGGCGAGGCGGTTGTGTTAAGATGTGTTGTTGTAAGGTCGGTTCGGCGTAGTCTGGTGCGTTTTGGCGAGGCGGTTATGGCGGTTGAGGTAAGACGAGGTGAGGCGCGGTGGGGTATCGTAAGGCGCGGCGCGGCAAGGCAAGGCGGTTACGGCGGGGTAAGGCGCGGCGCGGTGAAGTACGGCGAGTTGTGGTATGGCGGTCAAGGCGAGGTGATGTGCGTTACGGTTAGGTTGGGCGCGGTTGGGCAAGGCGGTCAAGGCGCGGCGAAGCGAGTTAAGTTTTGGTCGGGTGGGTTACGGAGTGGTGAGGCAAGGCGGTCGGGGCGCGGTCGGGCGGGGTCAGGTTCGGTTCGATTTGGCAAGGCGGTTCTGGTGAGTCGGGGCATGTTTCGATTGGTCACGGCTAGGCAATTAAATATAAACAAGTAGCTGTATATGGAGAACAGAATGGCTAAATTTAATAAGAAGACTAAGCAGAAAATTATTGATGCTTATTTAAACGATACTGGTAGAAATACGTTTGTGCCAGAAGAGTTTGTCACGTGGTTGGCTGATAAGCCAAATCACATTGCTTATAAAGCTTTTCATGGACAGGATGAACATCTGTTGTGGCAAGCGAAGTTACAGTTAGCGCGGCAGTTTGTGTCGGGCTTGCGTATTGTGGTGAAAGAAACAATTGTACCGAGCGAGGTGCAAAACATAGAAGTGGTAGAAACACCTGTCGATAGGTCTGTGGAATACCCTGCTATGATCTCAAGAACCAGTACCCGAAGGAAGGGTGGTGGTTACGATTTCTTTGATCCAGATAGCAAGCATGATCATGAGGAGTTGCGTAAGCAGGCAGGCATCGCGCTTGCGGCATGGCTCAATAGATTTCGTGGGTGTGCAGAACATATCAATCTGGATTTAACACCAGTCGAAGAACTTGTGCATGCGTTGCGTGATGACAAACCAATCGCAGCAGAATAGCATACCACAAGAACTAGCCCTGTTTCTTAGTGAGATGGGGCTAGTCGAAGAACGTGAAGAGGTGCAGCGAGAAGAGCATGTTGCTTGGTTGCCCTCTTTCGATGGAGAAGAACCACCTTTTTAGGAGCAGAGGATGTTTAAACTATTTTACACGTTGCTAATTATTGAATACGTTGTTGAGAATCAAGATGTAGCGACAAGTGTCATATTTCCTAGTGAGCACGAATGCTACGAAGCTATGGGCGATGGGGTTTTAGATGATCTATATGACATACTTGCAGACACATATGGCAAAGAGATCATGATGTATTGCAAGAGAACACCATTTACGTCTGGCATTCGAGAAATCATTAAGCCAAAGGTGAGACCAGATGGGGGATGAATCACTAAGCCCTGCCCAGAAGTTTGAATATCGTTTTTTAAAACAACAGGTAAACACGTTGGAAGAAGAGCGATATAGGTACGATGCCAGACCAAATATACAACAAGACTTGTATCGTGCGCGAGAAGAGTTAAAATCGTTTGTTTCTAAACTTAGAACGAACGGAGTTAAAATATGAAGCGTTTCACAACTGTCGAAAAAGAATGGTTAGGGTATAAACGCAAACTAGCAAACAATAATATGAAGGTGTCGTTAGCAAAAGCACCGTGGCAGCAAGGAGAGCAGCATGACAAACATGACGAAGAAGGAAGAGAAGGTATGGGATTATCTTCTGAAAAACAGAAAAGCAGAAAACGCAGAGGTAGCAAACGCGTGTGACGTTGACATACACTTTGTAAAAAATCTTATATCACGGATTAGTTCAGAAAACTGGCGAGAAGAAGTGCCACTAAAGCAAGTCTGGGATCGTGCAAAGGTACTGGATACAGCTAAAGGTTATGTCACGAAAGATCGTGCAGCAGATCATGGCGACATGGAAGATAACTTTCAGCGCATCGCTCTGTACTGGAACGCGCATCTTGGATTGATTGATTTTATAAAGACCGAAGATGTTGCAGCAATGATGGCACTACTAAAGATTGCTCGCATACATTCTAATCCCACACACATAGACAACTGGGTAGACGCCTGTGGGTACATGGCTTGCGGCGGCGAGGTCGTCAGTAAGTAATGGATATCTATACTCTAGACTTTGAAACGTATTATGCCCAAGACTACTCACTGTCGAAGATGACAACTGAGGAGTATGTTCGGGACAGGCGATTTGAAGTTATCGGTCTTGCTATAAAAAAGAACGACAAATCTACTAAGTATGTAAGTGACCCAGGCACAATCAAACGTTTACTATCACACATAAACTTCTCTGACTGTGCTATACTCTGTCACAATACCATGTTTGATGGGGCAATACTTAGTTGGCATTACGGTATCAAGCCAAAGGCGTGGTTCGACACGATGTATATGGCACGTGCTCTGCATGGTGTAGAGACAAGCGCATCGCTAAAAGCAGTAGCCGAACGCTACGGTGTGGGCGTCAAAGGTAACGAGGTGCACAATGCCAAGGGCAAGCGCCGTGCCGATTTTACTGTGGGGGAGGCTGAACGGTACGGTGAGTATGCTAAGAACGATGTGGAACTAACCTACAAACTCTTTAAACTCATGGGGGCTAAGTTTCCCAAACAAGAACTGAAACTGATAGACCTGACCTTGCGTATGTTTATTGAGCCTACGCTTGATCTAGATCTGGGACTGTTGGAGCAGCACCTTGAAGATACGAGGGATCGTAAGGACAAGTTGCTACGTGATGCAAATGTCACCGACAAAAAAGATTTGATGTCTAATCAGAAGTTTGCAGATATGCTACGAGATCTTGATGTAGAACCACCCATGAAGATCAGCGCCACGACAGGCAAGCAGACCTACGCCTTTGCGAAGTCTGACGAAGCGTTCAAAGAATTACAAGAACATGACGATGATCGGGTACAATCTCTGGTTGCTGCACGTCTGGGTAACAAAAGTACCTTAGAAGAAACACGTACAGAGAGGTTTATAGGCATCTCTAAACGTGGGCTGCTCCCTGTACCCGTAAGGTACTACGCCGCGCATACAGGTAGATGGGGTGGGGCTGACAAGATCAACTTGCAAAATCTACCGAGTCGAGGACCAAATGCAAAGAAACTAAAGAAGGCAATCATCGCACCCGAAGGCTACACAATAGTCGAGGCTGACAGCGCACAGATCGAAGCGCGAGTGCTTGCATGGTTCGCAGGTCAAGATGAATTGACTAATGCGTTTGCCAACGGCGAGGATGTGTATGTAAAGATGGCTTCTCGTATCTATGGATGTGCCGAAGAAGATGTAACTAAAGAACAAAGGTTTGTTGGTAAGACCACGATCCTTGGTGCAGGGTATGGCATGGGGGCAGAAAAGTTTGCGGTACAGCTCAAGACGTTTGGGTTTGAAGTGCCACCTCATGAGTCACGCAGGATTATAAATATCTATCGGGATGCTAATTATAAGATAAGCAAAGTATGGCGTGATGCTAATTATATGGTGCAGCAACTAGCAAACGGCAGAGCCGCACAGTTTGGTCGTAAAGGTATTGTCACTGTGGATGCAGCCAACAACGCACTTGTCATGCCTAATGGTCTCAGTATTTTTTACGAACAGTTGCATGCAGAGCAAGCCGAAAAGGGTTTGGAGCATAGCTATAAAACTCGTAGGGGGCGTACTAGAATATACGGTGGCAAGGTCATAGAGAACGTGTGTCAAGCATTAGCTCGTTGCATTATAGGCGAACAAATGCTAAGAATAAGTAAGAAATACAAAGTGGTGTTAACAGTACACGACTCGATTGTATGCTGCGTTCCTGATGACGAGGTTCTTCTAGCACGGCAGCATGTAGAGACTTGTATGAGAGCAACACCCGATTGGGCAGCAGGACTACCTATAGATTGCGAAAGTGGCATAGGTAAATCATACGGAGACTGTGAGTGAACATAGCACCTTGGTCGTTTAGTAAAGCGAAAGCGTTTGAACAATGCCCTAAACAATTCTACCATGAGAAGGTTTTAAAACAGTATCCTGTTCAAGAAACAGATGCTATGCGGTACGGCACAGAGTTCCACAAGGCTTGTGAAGACTACATGGAATCAGGAATACCCCTTCCTAAAAAGTTTGATTTTATACAACAAACTTTAGATGCGCTTAACGAAAAACGAGGCGTAAAGTTGTGTGAGCAAAAGTTAGGTTTAACCGCTGACCTAGAACCATGTGGATTTTTTGATAAACGTGTGTGGTTTCGCGGGATAGCTGACCTAGTAATCATAGACGTGTTGACAGGTGTTGCATGGGTTATTGATTACAAAACAGGCAGATCGTCAAAGTATGCTGACAAAGGGCAGCTTGAGTTGATGGCTTTAATTATATTTAAACACTACCCACAAATAACAAGAGTGAAGGCAGGACTTCTTTTTGTCATAGCCAAAGGTTTGATAAAAGCTGAGTATGAAATTGACTCAGAACCAAATCTTTGGGAGAAATGGTTAGGAATATATGGTAAGATGCAAAAAGCATTTGAGTCGGATGTATGGAATCCACGCCCGTCTGGGTTGTGCAAACGTCATTGTCCAGTGCTTGAATGCGCTCACAATGGGAGAAACTAATGCCATACACTAAGACAAAGCGTCCTTACAAGAAAGAATACAAACAACAGAAAGCCAGAGGCGAGCATGAAGATCGCATGGAACGCCAACGTGCCAGACGTAAGATGGATAAGAAAGGTGTAGATAAAAATAAAAACGGCAAAGCCGATAAACGAGAAGGCAAGGACATTGCCCACAAGAAACCGCTAAGTAAAGGCGGAAAGAATAAAGACGGTGTAAAAGTACAAAGCCGCAAGAAAAATCGTGCAGCAGGTGGAGCTATGAGTAAGCCACCTAAGAAGAAGCGGTAGTGTTTCACTACCACGGAGAACAACATGAAGATAATTAGGGATAAGGCAATACTGCTGAAAGTCCGTAATCCTAAACAGATCACGACTGTAATCCCAAAGAGCAAGGAGTTGTCAATGAATGAAGTCGTTGTAAATTGGGGACTTGACGAAGCCCACACCCTACGTGGGTTAAATATAAACGTGCCGTCACCTATCACTAAACGTTATTCCTGGCCTGGACAGTATAAGCCGTTCGATCATCAAAAGACTACAGCATCGTTTATGACGATGAACAAAAAGTCCTTTTGTTTCAACGAACAAGGCACAGGCAAGACCGCCTCTGCTATCTGGGCGGCTGACTATCTTATGACGCAAGGCAAAGTAAATCGTGTGCTAGTGATATGCCCCTTGTCGATTATGGATAGTGCATGGCGTAATGATTTGTTTTCTTTTGCGATGCACAGGAGTGTAGATGTTGCCCATGGCAGCAAGGATAAGCGCAAGAAAATTATAAACAGTGGGGCTGATTTTGTAATTATAAACTACGATGGCGTAGAGGTTGTCAAAGACGAGATAGCAAACGGTGGGTTTGATTTGTTTATTGTGGACGAAGCTACGCATTACAAAAATGCACAAACAAAGCGATGGAAAACACTAAACAAACTGATCGGCGATAACGATTGGTTGTGGATGATGACAGGTACGCCTGCTGCACAAAGTCCAGTAGACGCCTACGGTCTGGCTAAATTAGTGAACCCTCTGTCTGTACCAAGATTCTTTGGGTCATGGCGTGACATGGTTATGTGGAAAGTCACTCAGTTTACATGGAAGCCTAAAGACACAGCAAAGGATACAGTCTTCCGAGCGTTGCAACCTGCAATCCGTTTTACAAAGGACGAATGTCTTGACTTACCAGACATGGTGTACACCAAACGGTTTGTAGAGATGACGAAGCAACAACAGCAATACTATGAAATGCTGCGTAAAAGGATGGTTATGCAGGTGGCAGGAGAAGATGTTACAGCCGCCAATGCTGCGATTAATCTGAATAAGCTCCTACAGATAAGTGCAGGTGCAGTGTACACCGATGATGGCGATACGGTGCAGTTCGATATAAAGAATCGATATCAAGCGTTGAAAGAAGTAATAGATGAAAGCAGTCAAAAGGTTTTGGTGTTTGTGCCTTTTAGACACGCTATTGATCTACTTACTGAGAAGCTTGCCAGGGACGGCGTAACGTCGGAGATCATACGAGGAGATGTTTCTGCGAGTAGACGTACTGACATCTTTGCCCGCTTCCAACACGATCCAGATCCCAAAGTGTTAGTCATACAGCCACAAGCAGCAGCGCATGGAGTCACGTTGACAGCAGCGAACACTGTTGTGTGGTGGGGACCGACATCGTCGCTAGAAACATACGCACAAGCAAACGCACGTGTTCATCGCTCTGGGCAGAAGCATAAATGCACTGTGATACAGTTGGCAGGATCGGCTGCGGAAAAACGTATTTACCGTATGTTAGATGCTCGTATCAATATACATACAGAAATGATAAATTTATACAAAGAAATACTTGACTAAGTAGTATAAGTTATTATATGTCAGATATATAAATATATAATGGAGAACACAAATGGCGGTATCAGTCGAAGGGCTTACAAAAGCCTACATCAAAATACGTGATAAGCGTTCGGAGTTGTCTGCCAAATTCAAAGAAGAAGATGGTGATCTTGCTGAAAAGCAAGATAAGATTAAACGTGCCTTGCTAAAATACTGTAAAGAACAGGGCGTGGACAGTGTAAGAACTCCTGCGGGATTATTCTATCGCACTGTCAAACAACGTTACTGGACAAGCGATTGGGATTCTATGCACTCTTTTATTATGGAGCATCAAGTCCCTGAGTTTTTCGAGAAGCGTTTAAATCAAACCAATGTACGACAGTTTATAGAAGAGAATCCTGATTCGGTTCCCGCAGGTCTCAACGTAGACTCGGAGTACGTCATCTCTGTGAGGAAAAAATGAACGAAGATACACCATATGTTAACATTAATAAGGTTGCAGACTACTTCCAAGTATCTGTGTCAACCGTCCGTAAATGGATAAACAACGATTATATACCTGATAGCACATACATAAAAATCGGTGAGGTCTATAGGTTTAGACTGGATGATGTGGAGTCTGCGCTGTCAGAAGCAAGCAAAACAGGAACGGCTGAATAATGTCCAATATGGCATCTACTAATAACACTGTGCATCAGATAACCTTGGGTGGTAAACGTTTTAGCAAGTCTGTAGACGGTGAACGCATTGGTGCTGTTGATAGTCCAATGAACGTAATAATAGTAAATGCCGCAAAGTTGGCTCGTACCTATTATAAAGATGAGTACGATCCAAACAGTCCATCTGCCCCAACATGTTGGTCGCCAGATACGCAAGTCCCATCCGTTGATGTGCCGACAAGTCAAAAACAGTCTGCTCGATGTATGGATTGTCAGCAGAACATCAAAGGATCAAGTGATGGCGGTGGTCGCGCTTGTAGGTTTTCTCAACGCCTAGCTATCCTTCTGGAAGGGCAGATGGACACCGTTTATCAAATACGAATCCCTGCTACCTCTATTTTTGGCAACGCCAAGGATGGCAACATGGGCATGCAGGCATACGCTAAATATCTTCATAAGCACAAGACACCATCGATAGCTGTGGTGACACAGATGCGCTTTGATGATAAAACTGATTCACCCAAATTGTTTTTCAAAGCCGTTCGTGCACTTGAAGAGCAAGAGCTTCAGATAGCTTTGAAGCAGAAGAGCAGCCATGCGGCAAGCATTGCTGCGCTACAAACCGTAGCGATTCCAAGAGAGGACGCTATAAATAAGTCTCCGTTTACGGCAGTAGACGGGTTTGAGTATAACAAAGGAGAAGACTAATGGCAGAAGCCAAACCTATGCACTTAATTAAGAACGTTACAGCTATGTATCCACGTCTGGATCAGACTTACAGATACGACAGAAACATCCCACCAAGGGGTAAAACTGTGCCTTGTGGCCCAACAGAAGAGAATGCGAAGTATGAAATGGACTTCCGCATGACTGAGGCACAAGCAAAAGAGCTGTATAAAGCCATGGTAGCCGCATATAAAGAACAGGCGGCTTCTGATTGGCCTGCTATGCCCAAGCACACAGACGTGTTTGAGGTAGATATGGACGGTGGTTACATCGGTTCTGTACAGTTAAAAGGTCAGTATAAAGGCAAGGTAACAGAACCACCTTTGCATGTAGACGCAAAGAACAGGAAGTTACCGTCATCGTTTAAGCTTACTCATGGCAGCACTATAAACATAGGAGTTACTCTTGTGCCTTATAGTATGAGTTCACACGGAGTATCGCTAAGAGTGAAAGCCGTGCAAGTACTGGAACTTGCTGAGAAGAAACAATATTCACCGTTTGAAGCACAAGACGGTTTCTCTGTAGAAGAAGATGATGCTTCAGCCGTGTTTGAAGATGTAATCGATTCTGCACCTGTTGAAGCAGATGAGATTCCCGAACCGAAGAAGGTCGCCAAAAAGAAAGAGGTAGCTGCTCCCTCTAACGAAGAGGGTGACCTTGCGGCTCTCGTTGATGACTGGGACGATTAAGAAGGTAAGGGGGAACTTCTTATCCTAATATTAACGAGAGAGTGTCGTGGTGAGGTAGACTCCTATCACACCTCACCACGATTCATTTTGGAGCAGCAGCAATGGAAACAACAGATTTTTTGGGGAGAGTACTAAGCGACAGCGGTCACTACTGCATGTTTGCCGCAAGAAGCAAAGATAAAAAAAGAATACAAAAATTTTATAGCACTATCGAAGAAGTAGAACGGGCTGCAAGTAAGTTTGATTCTGATGAGTTCGATGTATACTTTGCACTCAGTACATTCAAAGAACCCACAAACCGAAAGGGCGATAACGCACACGAGCTTAAATCCTTGTTTTTGGATTTAGATTGCGGTCCTTCAAAAGAATATCCCACGCAGCAAGCAGCAATCGAAGCGTTGCGTAGTTTCTGTAAACAACTCTCCCTGCCTAGACCTACAATGGTCAACAGCGGACGAGGTGTACATGTATACTGGAGCCTTACCGAAGCGGTTTCGGCAGAGGATTGGGTAAGCGCAGCAGAGACATTAAAGCAGGCTTGCGTTGATAACGGACTTCTTGCAGACCCTGCCGTGACAGCAGATGTAGCACGTATACTACGTGTGCCGAATACGCATAACTATAAAGGCGATCCACCTCTATCAGTAAGCTTGTTTGGTGTAGACCTGCCAGAACCTGTTGTCTTGTCTGAGTTTGTCGCCAAGCTTGGCGTATTGAAGCCAGTTACCAACATAGACTTGGGTACAGATGCATTGTACGAAGCATATGCCGATAACTCAGAAAACGTTTTTAAAACGATTATAAAGAAGACCATCGAAGGACGTGGATGCGAGCAGCTACGTTTTATAGCTACAAAACAGGAAGAAGTCAGCGAACCACTGTGGCGAGCAGGACTATCGATTACAAAGTTTTGTATAGATGGGGACAAAGCAGCAGAGAGAATATCTGATAAGCATCCTGATTACAGCGAAGATATGATGCGTAAAAAGGTAGACGAGATAAAAGGTCCGTATACATGTGCACGTTTTGACGAGCTGAACGAAGGGGTATGCACAGAGTGTCCTTTGTGGGGTGAGATTAAATCGCCGATTGTGTTGGGCAAACGCATCAAAGCAGCACAGGGTTCAGCAACGGTATCTGCACCTGTTGCAGGTAAAAAACAAGATAGAGAGTTTGATATACCAGAATACCCGTCACCGTATTTTAGAGGGGTAGCAGGCGGCGTGTTTATGCGTAGCAGCAACGAAGATGGGGACATAGAAGAAGAGGTAATATACCATCACGATATATACATTACTCGTAGGTTGCATGACGAAGAGCTTGGCGAAACGTTAGTATTTCGACTACACTTACCAAGAGATGGTGTACGTCAGTTCAGTGTGCCGCTTACGCATGTGACCTCAAGAGAAGAGTTTCGTAAAAGCATGGCGCGAGAGGGCGTAACTGCATGGGGAAGGAGTCTAGATAAGCTTATGGCATATACAACGAAGTGGGTCGATGAATTACAGAAAACATCTATGGCAGACGAAGCACATAGACAATTTGGTTGGGTCGATGACGACATGGAAGAGTTTGTACTTGGAGATAAACTTATCACTGGTGCAGAGATTAGCTACAACCCCCCATCATCTAAGACAGCAGGGCTGATAGATGCGTTTGAGCCAAAAGGCTCACGTGAGAAGAGCATAGACATGCTGAACTTTTACGACAAGGCAGGATGGGAGCTACATCAATACATCGTTGGCGTCGGATTCGGCTCGCCTCTAATGGCTTTGACAGGGCTAAACAGCATGGCAGTGCATCTACATGGCGGCACAGGCGTAGGTAAAACAACCGCACAGATGGCTTGCTTATCTTTATGGGGCAACCCAGAAGATCTGATGAACGCCAAAGATGATACTCACAACGCTAGGATGAACCGTGGTGAGGTGATGCACAGCTTACCCCTGGTGTCTGATGAGATGACTAACATAACAAGCAGAGAGATGTCTGAGTATGTTTATCAAGTGTCAGGCGGACGTCAGAAGAACCGTCTCGCATCAAACGGTAACATAGAAAGAACTCGTGGTAAGCCTTGGCAACTGTTAGCTCTTAGCTCTGGGAACACCAGTGCATGGGAGATACTGAGTCGAGACAAAGCCATGCCGAAAGCAGAGATGCAGCGGCTGTTTGAGATACAAGTAAAGAAACTAATCAATGCTGTTGGTCAGAACGACGATACAACTGATCTGTTTAATGAGTTGAAAAAGAACTATGGTTGGATCGGCCCAGAGTATACGCAGTGGGTGATAAACAACAAAGAAGAAGCCAAGCGCACCGTCGAGTCTGTCAAGCGCAGAATAGACGCTGCGGCAGGGCTAGGACCAGAAAATAGGTTTTGGTCAAACGGCAATGCTGTAATTCTTGCAGGGCTTATCATAGCTAAGAACCTTGGGTTTGTTAATTATGACGTGGGTGCTGTATATAAATGGGTGGTAAAAGAACTGATTATACGAAACAACTTTGTCAACGACATCGGCGCATCGGTATCCCAAACACTCAACAACTACTTGTCAGAGAACTACAACAACCTGCTGAAGATAGAAAGCACACAGGACTTGCGAGGCAAGAACGACAGTGGTCTGGATCAGCTTGTACCTATTTCGGCATCGCCAAGGGGCTTCTTGGTTGCACGGTACGAGCCTGACACAAAACTGTTATTCCTACGTATCAAGCCATTTAGAGAGTGGTGTATAGATCAGCAGATAAACTACGCTAGTCTTGTGGACGATCTGAAAGATAAGCTGAACGCCAAGCGTATAAAGAAACGTTTGACTAAAGGCACAGACTTTAATCTGCCACCAGACTGGGTGTTGGAGATGAAATTTGAAGAGCTAGATGAGGGCAGTGATGGATCAGAAAGTGATGAAGCTTGATGATTTGAACCCTGACGGGCTTCGGATCACAATAAACTGGGACGCAATGGACGTAGGGTCATCTATATTTGTACCCTGCATCAACACCGAAAAGGGTAAAAAACAACTAAAAAGTGTTGCAAAAATGAAAGCATGGGAATTTGAGGTGCAGATTTGTGTTGAAAACAAAAAACTTGGTTTACGTGCGTGGAGAACTATGTGATATACTATATCTGACAACGTCCTCTAGATGTTGTTCTCCATTGTTATACTGACCCCTGCATCTTGTGGGGGTCTTTTTTAGTCTAGGTCGTATTCTTCTAAACTTTCTAGCATACCATCAGTGAAAGATACTCCACCGCGCATATTTTTAGAAAGTCTTAAAAATGATTTGAGCGATCTGCTTTTTGTCTCTGCTGTTATCAATTCATCTTTTATAAACGCTTCGGGTATGGATGCATTAAACTCAGCAATCAACTCGTCTACTCTTTGCACTTCTTCAAGGTCACCTTCACGCATCGCCATGTTACGTCTTCGTAAAAGCTTTGTGCGTTTGCTGTCTAGCGATGTTTGTTTACGTCTTTCGTTTTTGTTTATCTCAAGTCGCTGTATGTAGGATTGTGGTGCAAACCCTGCAAGCTGCATTGCCACATTATATGGATTGATGTCTTCGGTAATAGCATCTCCACGTCTAGTCGTTGCCCCCTCAGTCGCAAATCTAAAGGACTTCATACCGTTACGAACAGCCGCAGGAACCATAGATTCTACGCCTCTGTACCATTCACCCTCGTAAACATCACCTATACCACGCTCAATACTTAGCCCTACACCGATTACTGGGCCTCCAAGTTGCTCTATCAATGTCCATAGATTACTTTGATCTTTGTCTATGATCGGTGCACGATAGAGCAGACTGTTCATTGAGATTCGATTAGCTAGATCTATACCCAACATCTCATTAGCAAGCCCACCGTAAATACCTTCTCCTACGAACTTACGTGTAGCTGCCTCGAAGTCATCTTCATCATCATCTGCAAACATGTTGTAGAGTACACCTATTGCACCCATTAACGGCATACCACCAAGCCCTGCAAATATACCTGTAGAGATAAGAAAGTTACGCCCTGCTGCACGTGCAACTTTTCTGTCATTAGCTATAGCTTGCGCTTCTTCACGAGAAACGTTCATGTCAGTCATTATTTTATCTATGTTAGTTGTGCCTGCCGACTCTTTAGCTAGTTTTGCCATCATATAGTATTTACTGATTGCAAATCTTTTGAAGAGAAACAGCACGTTACCGATTCCGCTTTGTGCTACGATTGGGCGACCTGCGGAAGCAGTTGCACCGAGAGTAAATTCTGTAGCATCTATAGCTTCTTGAGCTGCCTCACGATAGTCAGCTTCAGTAAGATCACCTTTTTGCCGTCTAAGTTTCTGTACTTCTAGTAGATATGCGGATACGAGTGTGGTCTCACGGTTAAATCTTTCTGAGTGATGAAACATAAAACTAGAAAATTTATTAAAAGTTTCTAGCGGTGCGCCTCTACCCATTTCCAGATTTTCTTGTGTCATGGACTGATTAAACTGTCCTTGATCTGTACCCATTTGAATTAGTATGTCACCACCATTCTGTTGTAAGATGGGAGGTAATTGACCCAGTTCGTAGTTAGCGATTGATTTACCAAACGCTCCCATGTTTACTTCTTGCTGAACAGGTTGTCCGTCAGGTCCAGTTACCATAACGGTTCTTGTTTTAGGTGCGCCCATAAATAACTTAGAAGCTGTGCCGAATGTTCTAGAAGTAGCACCTGCACCATGTTTTCCTGCAAGCACAGGCATGGCACTCATGGCTACATCAAAGAATGTTATAGCTGCGGAAGAAAAGTTAAGCCCCATGGTATAGCCGAATCCAAGACTATTAACTATTTGAGAAGCACGATTTATGTCGGGACTTTGTGCAAACGTAGCTATTTGTGAGAGTTTACCCGCCATCATAGATGTGCGTGGGTCTTGATCGTACTTGCCACTCGTCAATTTGTTCTTAAACCCAACAAGCTCTGCGCTTGCTTTCATTTGCACAAGCTGCCTGTTTAAGTCACGACCCTTCTCTTTCATCATGGTATAGGCATCAAACTCTGTGCCTCCCATACCAGTCGGTGTGGTATCTCCGATAAACCCACGTACATTCCCACGCTTACGAAAGCCCTGTAGAAAAGAACGCTCTGGCATGGCATCTAATACAAGATCTATTACTTCACTCATTGCTTCTTTAGATACATTTGCACCATTTAGCGTGTCAAAAAGCTCGCCTACAAACCCAGGTGATGGGTTGTTCTCATACTCGAATCGTTTTGAAGCCGAAGTTATAGATGTTTCTTTGGCTCCTGCATTCTCCGCCGCCTGCAATGCTTGTGTCGCTTTACGCTCTGTAGCGTAGTATTCTACAAAGCGTTCTGGTCTCCCTGTGCTAGGGTCGGCTGCTTGATATGTTAGTCTATATGCCCCTTTACGCATCAAAGGGAAGTATGGTGTGATGGTGCCGCTTTGCTTTTGCATCATCTCCTGTATCTTAGCCATCGCCGACTTGCGCTGTTCTAAATTAGGGATTGTGGCCTTTAGACGTATGTCTAACGCTTCCATTATCTCTTTGTATGTATCCTGAAAGTAATTACGCATCTGCCGATAGAACGCCTGCCCTTCAGAACCTAGCTTGTTGTACTCTGCTCTTAGTTGATCGTATTCCGCAGAACGCTCTTTGTCGTTACGAATGCCTTTCATATACTCTACATCAGTGCGTGACGGATCAACCTGTAGATAAGTGCTACGCGGTATAAGGTTGTTTAATATCTGCGCTTTGTCTTTATTTTTACGTTGCCACTTGTGGAGATTGAAAAGAATCGAGTCTAACATTTCTGACTTTTTTCTTAACGATCCACTCATTGTGTTTATTATAGTGTTGAGTTCCCTAGCAAACGGGATGAACTTCTTAGCTTTATCTGTCAAGATGTTTACAGGTAACGTGTTTAAGTACCAACTCCGCAGCGTTCGTGACGCTCCTTCGTTAAATATGACATCTGCGCTATCTGCAACTGAGGTACGGATACCTTCTGGTACAACGCTTGCTGCGCCTCTGGCTAAGTTCTTCGCTCCCGTCTTTGAGCCTGCTAACATCAGCATGGGTGCTGCTGCACGTGTGGCAGGAGATGGAGAAAGCATACCGTCTATGATGCGATTAACTTCAGATAGGGCAGTAGGGGAGGGAGATGCGCCTAGTATTTTGCGAACAATCCGTTTTACTGCACCTGTAAATTTCTCCCAACCCGTTAGTCTACCCCCATCTACCTTTATAAGAGCTAACGCACTTTGAAACTCTGGATTACTAAATGCTTCAGCAACAAACTCATCTAGGTTTGCCGTACCATACACTTCACCTAATTGCTCTCGCACGTTGTCAAATATTGTTTGTAGTTGCTTAGTCTCAGGCAGTGATGGGTTAGCTATCGATGCCGAGGTAGCTGCGTGGGTCATCTCATGCAGTATAGTATGCACGTTCATCCCGTTGGTAGCATCGATAAAGATCGTATTTGTTTCAGGCTCAAACATCCCTGCACTGTTGCGCCCTGTTGTCTGTGATAGATTATCAACCACTCGCACTTGCGTATCGCCTACAACAGCCCCTAGTTTAGCTGCAATCTCACGAATACTGTCTATTTGATTGGTTGTGGCTATGGCGTCTAACGCTCCACGTAAGTTGCCATTCATAAGTGCACTGCGTACACTGGGTAGTAGTGCAATATCTAGCCCATGCACTGCATCTGCATCTAGGTACAGACCTAGCTGATAAGAGTAATTATAACCATCACGATACTCTTGTATCTGTGCAGGGGTCATCGTATCTATCTCAGCTTGTGTAAAATTTAATCCTTGTGGGTCACGTAAATAGTTTTTAAACGCACCTTCCAGATCAGGAATGATTTGTCTCTGCTCTGGCATTGCTTCGATTTGAGCAGGTATGCTTGCTACAAGCTTGTTTTGTTTTACAATCTCATCTACTTGCCGTTTATATGCTTTATCCTGAGCATCACGAATGTTCTTTGCTTCTTTCTTAGCTGCGCGACCCGCTTCGATTTCTTTGTCAGAAGGATTAAACTTAGATGTATCTTTACGTGCTCGTTGTGCGGCGAGGGCTATACGACTACTAGCTTCTTCTGACAAGTTAAGCTGCACCCACTTACGTGCGGCAAGAGCTTTGCTCTTTGTCATCCCTCTGTAAAAGTCAAACTCATCTGCATTATAGTTCTTTCTAACGTATTGAGTAGGACCAACGACTTCCATACCGCCTATTTCTTCTAGAGCATCTATAGGACGGCGAAACCTATCAAAAAATATTTTGGCGGCTTTAGCTTCTTCTGTTAGTTGATTTTTCTGAATAGAAAACAGGTTTAAAATAGCTTGTTTATCATCTGCGTTGGTAGGGTCAGATTCTTGACTCTCTAATTGCTGTTCTTCGTAGTATTGACGTGCAACGGCAGTAGCTCGACCTTCTTTATTATTAGCGGGTTCTAAAACAAAACGATCATTTAGAGCTTGCTGCGCTGCAACATTTAATTCTTGCTGCGCTTGCACATCCACTTCAGGTGCAGCTTCTTGCGTTGTTTCTGTCCTAGGTACAGGCGGAATACCTTCAGGGATTACTTGTTCTGCGACTCCTGTTGTTTGTCCTAGTGGTACGGCTGCGCGTCTTAATGTATCTGGCTGTTCTCTTGTTGCCACAGCAGGTAACTCAGGATCTGGCACACTTGTTCCCACTCTTCTTTCGTCAGGTGGTGCAAGTTCGGTGGTATCCTGATCTCTACTTCTTGCCCGTCCCGTTCCTGCCACGCCAGATCCACTATCTTGAACGCCTGTTCCAGTTCTTCCTGTAGTAGTGCTATCTCCTCCTGCATCTTCGACCTCCAATCCGTCTAAGAAGCCTTGTACCCCTTCTCTAGCTTCTGGTATGGAACTTATATTTGCATAGTTTCTAAGTTCGTCAAGAACTCCCTCATCAGATACTTTTTTACCAACCAGACTCTTTGCAGTACCCTCACGTCTAATTAACGCCTGTTTCGGTACGTTTAGACTAGCTAGAAAGTCGTCATCGATTGTTTGCTCTTCTGCGAACAACTCACCTTGTACTGGTTCTTTACCCACTTCAATCTGTTGACCAGTCTGCTCGCTCTTAATTGATGCGGCACGATCTCCTTCTGACTTATCTTTTAAATACTTATCTGCTGCTGCCGCTGCTTTCGCATCAGCCTTTTCTTTTTTTCGTGCTTGCTCGTTAACACCGTTTTGTGCTTCTTTACCTAGTGCATCTGCGGATACCGTGTCACCTGTTGTAGCTCCTGCTACAGCCGAATCCTCTGCGATCTCTTCTTTTGTTTTTTCCGCTTTACTCTTTTCTGGTTTGGGGTCAGCTTTGTTTCTAGCTTCTTTTTCTTGTGCTGCGGTAATTTCTGACTCTGCAAATAGCTCGCCTTGTGTTTGGCCCTTTTGTAACTGAGGAGTTGTTTGTGTGTCTTGTGTAACGTCGTCGCCCTGGCCACGGATCGTACCGTCTGTTTCGGTGTCTGGAGCACGTTCGCCTATAGCGCCAAATGTGGCTCGTGTACCACCACCGATAAGACCGCCTGCAATAGCTGCTTCACGATATTCTGCGATTGCATCATCACTATCTATAGGAAGCCCCGCCTGCGCTCGCTCCATCATCTGTTGACCGACTTCGGTTAAACCTTCAGTTGTAGCACCACTGCCTACACGTGAGGCTGTACGGGTAAAGATAGATTTCCCCAGGGAACGAAACGCGCCACCCAACAAGACCTTGTCAGCAATACCTTCAAGAGTCGCTTGACCAAATGTGGCTGCTAATGCAGATCCTACATCAACAGATGCTTTCTTGCCTGCTGCTACCTCATCTTCCTGACGCTGAATGTTGTTACCAAACAAGATCGGTGCTGTGGCTGTACCTGCGGCTACCGCCCCACCAACAAAACCAGACAATCCGACAAGAGGGGCTGCGGCGGCTGCACCTAGACCGATACCAAGCTGCGGTATTTGCTCACCAACAACTTCTCCTGCATACTGCAACGCAGAACCTACACTATCTACGTCTGTTGACTGTAGCCTCTCAGGCTGCTCAAGGATTAACTCACCTAGCTCTTGTTGAGCGCGTTCTTCTAAACCCTCGCCATAGTCTTCAAGAAATCCTAGCCCAGTCTTCTCACCAATAGTGCCTAGTGTCTCTCCGATAGCACCTTTTACTTGTTTCTTACCACGAGCAAAACCACGACCTATAGCCGTGCCATCATCAAATTCTTCAGGGGGTTCGCCAAAAGCATCTTCGTAAGCATCGGCAATCTCTAGTCTATCACGCTCTAAAATTTGCGCCATCTTGGCAAATTCATTGTCTGAAGGCACTTCTCCTGCGATAGTAAAATTATAGCCTTGTCCTGTTCGAGGATCGATATATTGATAACTACCCATACTCAAACGTCCTATGTCGTTAGATCAAAGTCTTTAATTCCGCCTGTAGTACCTGCTGTATTAGACGCTATATTTGCTCCTATCTGACCACTATACATCCTAGTAAATTCATCTCTTAGGGCTATCGCTTCTTTTAAATCGCGCATAGCAGCAACCTGATCTGCTTGAGTGGTTGCATTTGCTAGGACATCTCTTGCCTCATTCACTCTAGCCTGCGCGGCTGTCAACGCTGATGCGGTAATTGCAGGGTCTTTCTTTCGGAGCATCGCTGCCGCCAATGTTGTTTGATTTCTAGCATCAGCGATGCCTAGTTGTGTTTGCAATTTAAGCATATCTGTCTCAAATGCGTCTTGGCCCTTCTGTGCTGCTTGCAATGCTTTTAGTCCTGCTTGACCACCTTTAGCAACACCCTGACCAAAAGTTGCAGCAGGCCCCATCATAGCAAACCCTGCTTCTGCTAGTGCCAACCATTTATTTTGTTCTGATCTTTTCTTTCGATCTGCTAATAAATTAGCAATTTGTGATTCTACAGAACCAAAACCTGAGTCTATTTTATCTATGTCGTCATCTACACCATCTGTTTCATCTGTAGCTATGGGCGGCATTACAGAACTAGGATCTACAGGCATTTCTGGTATAAATTGTTTTGTTTCTTTTGGAGAAGTATCCACTAATCCTTCATACCCTCCAGTAATGTTTGGAGGAATATTTTGATCGGATGTAAATAGCTGATCCGCACCTGAATCTGTTGCAAGAGTCGTTTTTATTTGTTCTGCTCTTCGCAAGAACCTTTCCATTTCATTACGACTATCTTCAGGAACATATGGGTTTTTAAGCGCATTTTGCACGTCCATTATATCTTTATTAATTGGATTAATAGCTTCCTCATAATCTGATAGGTTAGCTATTTTTTCAGCTTCTCTTATTATACTGTCGGGATACAATCCAGTATCTTCTATTTCTTTTAAAGCGTCTGTGCCCTGCACAGCAGCGGCATCTACAATACTTTGTCCTGTCTTGCCTGGAGTTTTGTAACTTGGATCAAGTCTTGGATTGCCAAGTGGACCCATAATATAAGGTTGTTCTAACTCAATACCCTGATTTTCTGCTGTCGCTGAAATATTCCCTCCAGTTTGAGTAACTGCAATTCTTTCTTGTAACTTTTGAAGTTGATCCGCAGCCGTTGCTACTTCTGGAGGTGAAGAATCAGGATCGTTTATAACGCCAAGAAGCCTGTCAATCTCTTCTTGTGTGGGATCTCTTTCCATACGTTTAGCACGTTCAGCATCATCTGCTTGCTGCATGCTTTGTAACAATGCATCTGTATCGTTTCCAAAAGAACCTGAAGCAGTAGGGAAAGGTAAAAAAGTAGGAGACCGAGAATCACGATCTCTCATAGAATCTTGCGCTAAAAAGTCATCTAGGTCTGGGCTTACACGACTGCCAATAGCGGTATCAATAGAACGATCTGGCTTTTCTGCCCCCAAAACACTTCTCAAATAATCTAGAAAACCACCTTCTGCCATGGGCTGTGCTGCACGTGTCGGCTGCATCGGCATGGCTTGAGCTAATCCTGTGTCCTGCGCCACGTTTGTCTTCGGAGCCATAGCACCTGCCATTGCCATTAGACCTTCTTGTGGCACTCCTGCACCTGTAATCATCTCTTCTGCTACAGTCGGCATGTCGGCTGCTTCTCGACGTTTGAAATCATCACGCATACGCTTACGTCTTTGTAACTCACCTAAGACTAAAAACTGTGGTGCAGACCCTGATCGAAAAGCCTCCATTAATCCATTGTCTGATACGTCTTTTAGGTCTTCTTGAAGATCAATTATACTCATCCTGTCAGCCCCCTATAAAGACCCAACGCCGAAATACCTGCACCGAGAGCCGATGACAGTGGGTTGTATGCCTGCATACGTTGTACATCTACGTTTGGCGTCACGGGCATACCTCTCAGAAGTCCTGCTATGCGCTCATACTGCTGTGCAGGGAACTCTCTCTGACGTACAAAGTCTTCGTAAGACAGGTCGAGACGAGCCTGATCTTCTGCACGTATGTCACGACCAATAGTGTCAAGTAGCTGTGCACCTTGTATATCAGCAGCGCGTTGACGTTCTCCTAGACTGGCTAGACCTGCACCCATATTAGCAAACTGTTGCCCCATGCCGCCTAGCTGACTTGCTGCGCCTAATGCTGCTTGCTCGCCTGCAAGTCTTTGACCTATGCCAAACTGTCGATCTGCACGATCAGCCTCGAACTGACGAGATGCTTGTTCAAACGCCTGTTGCTGACCCATAGCTTGTATATCACCAAGCTGTCTCTGTAACCCTTCTTGTGCCAAGGCATCAACAACGCCTCTACGTGAACCACCAAATGCACCTGCGCTTACAGCATCTGCATCTCTTCCTGCTTGAGATCTGTCAAAATCTGTTCTTGCTTGTCGCTTCTGGACGTCCACAACGTTCTGCATATATGGAGACATATACTGCTGTACTGCACCACCTGTAAAAGTTGTAGGATCGTATTGCCCTGCACCTCTAAGCCTACCCACTGCTTGATCTGTATACCCAATACCACGACCAGTAGCAGACATACCTAGTCTACCTGCTTGCTGTGCTTCTGGCATACCTGCGATACCTTGTTGAGCAATACCTCGTGTCATGGCACGAGATGCACCTATATCGCCGTACATATTGGACGAGCTTAATCTTTCCCCAGGATATGGTTGGTAGGTAGATTGTCCTGTATAGGGGTTAAACGGTAGAAGGGCATCTTCAGCACCCTGCAAGACCCGACGAAAGTACGGATCAGCGTACTCAGGTAAACTCGTGGTACGTGTCGTAGTATCTGTAGGTATTTGCTGACTGCCTTTGCCCATCTTATAACTCCATTCGGTAAGCTATGTACTCAGGATAGAATCCATATTTTTTCAACGCTCTACCCCAACCTTTTCTTCCATAGCCCTCTAGATGGCTACAGTCTAACTCATTTGCGTAACGCTTCATAGTATCAATCAACTGATCTTCCCATTCTTTCATCTGCGTTCCGCCTACCCAGTCTAAGGCCAGTGCTTTACGTTGAGGATATATTATAAGTCTTGTAGTAAATGCAGCTACTATTTTGTCGTCGTCATCTAATACAACCCAAAGAACGTAAGTACCATCAAAAACACCATCTAGTATATCTATTACACTTGTTTTGTCTTTGACTGTCTTTACAGCCCTGTTTAATATCTCTTCAACATCCTTCCATACACGGCCCACTGCCTTTTCAGGCACTAAGCTAATTCTCACTTATCCCACCATTTGTTCAAGTTTCTTCGGTGCATCCTCTTCAGCACGGTTAACAATATCAAGAAAGCCACCACCGTATGCTTTTTCTAGTGCATCAGTAGTTTTCTTTCTCAGCACAAACTCTCCATCAGACAACAGGACATCTTGTTCTCCTTCAAGTGTCGCAGGAACCATATCGTCAACCCCAGAACCATCTCCTGGGCCTTCGACCATTCCCTGTTCGCCTGCTGCAAAGCGTTCTACAGTCTCATCAAACTCTCCAGACTGTACCTTATCGACAAGGTTGCGTAGTGCTTCCTCACCGTATTTCATAACAAACATAGCCAAAGCCATTTCAGCTTCTTCTTCAACTATCATCTCTTTTATCGCTAAGATAGCATTCATAATGAGGTCTTTTTCATTTATGCCTGCCTCTTCCATCATTGCATCAGCGTCGGCTTCGGCTTCGCCACCTTCAGCTAGAGCCATTATGCCACCATCTGCATACGTGTATGGGTATTGTGGGGTACTTCCGTCAGGACGTGGCATACGTCTGTAGTTAAAATAATTTGCCTCTCCAAACCCACCTGCATATGGATTAGGGTTAAGCGTTCGTATCATCGGATTCGGCAAAGGAGGTCTTGTTTCCGTATCTCCACTGTCTGCTGCACGGTTCTCGTACCCCTGCTGCATCATCTGCATATCGGTCATAGTCTGACCTATCATCCCAGGCATAAAACCTTGCTGCGCCGCAGTAAACGCACCGCCTTTAGTAGATCCTGGGGTAGTGCCGAAAGGCATAGCTGCACTTGCTGTCTCTGTGCCAAGAAATTTAGTGGCTAAATTAGACGGATCACCCGCTACAACAGAGGTCGCAGAAGGGCTTGGGGCGGTTATACTTTGTATAAACCCAGGTTTTGTTGCTGCTTCTGCGCCTTGTGCTGCGTTAATTGCGTTTGTGCTAGTCGAGCCAGACAGACCACCAAGTACTTTACCACCAAGAAATGACGCCATACCTGTTTGTATGCCTTTGCCTATGTCTCCTGTCTGCACAAACGATCCTAGCCCTGCACCGATCCCTGCTAATGCGGGTACTGACATTGCACCAAGAGTAGCGCCAAGTGCACCTGTACCTGCTAGTGCGGGTAATCCTATGCTAAATAACAGTGGCAGAACCATTTACATCTCCAAAACTTATACAAACTCTAACATCAAAAGTCTAAACTGGCAATTATGTTAACCATCCATATATCTTCTTAGTCTCTTCTTTACGGTGTTTTAGTCCGTTATAACCACCGTTTACTCTTTTCGTGATGGTTTTTATCGTCTCATCATTGACGCCTTCATCACATATGCCCCACAACTTGTTTCTGTGAAAGAACCATATGGCACTTTCTATAGGAAATTTAGAGGCAACGAGATCAGGATCTTCCATTACTTCAGGCAAATCCATATCCGCTGCAAACTGAGAATAGTTATTTTTGCCCGTACATTGTAAAAATCCACGACCTCTCCACAAGTAGCCCTGTCCATCATTGCCCATTCTGTCACCGTATACACGGTCAGCCAATGCTTGTGGGTTACGGGCACAGCTTGCAGCATCGCTCTCTGTTCTAAAGTATTTACCAAATACCGCTAGTATAGACTCTTTACTGTAGTTTAAGTTTTCTTCTACATACCTAAACGTACCACTCTCGTGCACAAGTTGCCCAAGAAAATGCGCTCCACGCTCTGGATTCAGAGCATAGTGATGGCAAATCTTTGTTGCAGTGTTAGGGCCAAATGCACCGTCAGGTGTAGCCCCTACTTTTTCTTGTAGTGTTTTTAGTGCTTCACTCATTTACAACCTCTTTTGATCCACAGACACGTTCGTAGACCATGTCAGAGGTGTAACTCTCCGCCCACTTGTTTTCTGTAAAGGTACAGAAGTGCCACAAATCATTTACGTCTGCGTTAAGTAGCTCAATAATATCTTGTTGTGCAGATACTGTTCCCTCAAGATGCTCAATGTCATGAACCATTCCAGAGATATACCAGACCAACGCCACTAACTGCACAGCCATGGCAAAGACAAGAGCAACAGGTATTTTTAAATCTGTCATTATCTCCTCTTAAAGAAAGCTGTTGCCCCACGTATTCCAAATGACGCTGATATGGCGATACCTAAACTGTAAAAATACCAGTCTGGGGCTTTGGAGAGTTGTTCAAAACCACGATCAACCCAACCCTCTGCACCTGGAATCCAACATAAAATCAATGGGATAGACAAAATAATTACAAACCATTCGTCCTTCCAACTCGATTTAGAACCCTCTGCCATGTTGCGCTCCC